AAAATAGAATTTTTATTAACTATATTTAACGATTATCGAAGTCTTAATCATGCAACAACAAGCGAAATATTCTTATTCCGTTGGAGACCATGAAATGGATGAAGTGACGTACTATTTGCTTTATTGGGCGTGTTGTTTGATATTGTTTTTCGCTACTATTGTGGCGATACATATCATCCAATATACGGGTCGTTTCTTTTTGATGCTTTGGCACCGAATTAAACCGATCCCTAGTCCAGTTTCATTCGAACAAATACCGTTACCGTCCGTTGGACCTTTTGATGGTCGAGATGTCCCTTGCACATGCGATCATGCCTGTGGAAAACATGAACGGCAACCGGAATCTATGCGAATGGGATCCGTTTTTCTTAACGTACCAGTTTCGAAGATACCCAAAACTCAAATAGCCTTATATTCAGTCGATTTTGACGGAAAATTACAACGTTATTTGGGAGTTGGGGTTCGAATTATGGATTGGTTTGTAGTTCCTTATCATATCGTAAAATCCGAGGAAGTTTTGGCGGCGTTGGTCATGAAGAGTGATCATAATGATGCAATCAAAATCTCAACGGAGAAATTCGATGTAATTGATGGAGATGTAGCTGCCATGAAAATGAGTGAGGCTACTTTTTCGCAATTGGGGTTAGTTAAAGCACCGTTGTCGCCTATTGAAGGTGAGATGATAGTTGCAGTAACATCCTCGACAAAGGAACCACAAACTTCTTTTGGAACGTTATTAAATGATAAATACGTCTTTGGCGGCGTGGTTTATCGAGGATCTACTCAAAATGGTTTTTCGGGAGCAGCTTATATGGTTGGTAAAGCCATAGCGGGAATTCACTTGGGCGGAGGACAAACCAATTATGGCGTTAGCGCAACCTACGTTTTGTCATTACTTCAGAAACCGGAAGATACGGCTGAGTGGTTACAACGCGTTCGTCGTAAGCGTGGTCCGTTGAGATATCAAAGATCGCGTTTTTCGCCTGATGAAGCGATCGTTTTTGTTAACGGTCGTTATTATACCGTAGATATGTCTCTTTTAGATCAAGATCTTGAAGAACAGCAAACTGATACCGTACCAACGAACTTAGAAATACCGAGTCGATCCGTGGAAGTTAATTTATCGGATAATTTCCCACCACAATATCGCGACATAGCAGAACCTGTCGTTGAAACGGTCAATAACGTGACAGCTGAATTAAATTCAAAAAACTTGGAGGTGGCCGAGCAATGCTCGGCCGAACAAGCGGAGCAGTATTTAATCAAACATGCGGAATTGATCAGTCAATTGGACGAGAAGGTGATGATTTTGCAGTCGCTTCAGGATTCGTTATCCAATCGTTATCGAGAAATCGAGAAGATGTTGACGCAAATCCCGAAGAAGGACGAGAGTCGCGAGGTTTTGGTGAGAGAGAACGAGAAATTAAAGAAGGAATTATCGGAAGTGAAACAACTGAAAACCTCTGTAAATGTCGAGGCGTCTTCAGTGAAGGCGGTTCCGAAGACAGTCAAACAAGGGAAAGCAAAAAGCGAACGAGCGGATATATTGGACAAAGTGCTGGCGAGTGGGCTTGTGTTGGATGTCTTGATAAAGGCACTCGAAGATCGGGGTTTGGTAACAAAGGTTGTTGTAGAGCCAGCAACCAATGTAGAAACCACACCTGTGTCGGTAGAGCAGCCAATGAAGAACAAGTCAACGCAACCATCGCCGAGCACCTCGAGACAATGAAACAATTTGGACCAGATATGGATGATTTCTGTTGGCCTCAGACCGATGGAAGAGCCGTAGATGAGTCTTTATGTTTCCATGCTTGTAGATATGTTGAAGCTCAGAGTAGTTTTGATGCGATGTATAATGATAAAATTCCTTATGTAGTTAATAGTTTAGAACGTATGTATTCTTGTACGAAAGTATTGTATAAAGGTTGGCCTGCAGATTTTAAAAATTTTGTAATGAGCGGAATCGAATGGAATTCTTCGCCTGGATGGCCTTGGCGTAAACATTATCCAACGAATCGTGATTTGTTTGGTTTTAATGGAATTGACGTCTTACCCGAGAGGGTAATGATGGTTGAAACAGCCGTGCGCGCCAGATGGTTGGAATTGATGGATAAGCCTGTGAGTGATCCAATATTCTTATTCGTAAAGCCAGAACCCCATAAGAAAGCTAAAGCTGATAAACAGTCTTGGCGATTGATATCGGGCGTAGGGCTAACGGATTGTTTAGTGGATCGAATTCTTTATGGAAATTGGCTTGACGTTATGATTGAAAAACATAAATCAATTCCTTCGAAAGCTGGCTGGGCTCCGAATGGTGGAGGTTACAAGTGGCTAGCAAAAAGTTTTCGAAATAAGACCCCCTTATCTATCGATAAATCTTCTTGGGATTGGACGGTAGGAGCGTGGCATGTTAAAGTGTTGCGCTCATTGTTACCGCGCATGATCTTTAAGCGTGATAGAGAATGGGATAAAGTCTTTAATAATCGATTCTTGGCTTGCTTTGGAGCAGGATATCCAATTCTTAAACCAACGTGCGGATGTGAATTCGTTCAGTTGGTGGATGGAATTATGAAATCTGGCATGCTTGGAACCATTGGATTCAATTCGATTTGGCAAGTTGCGAATCATTTAGCAGTAGGCGGCTCTGAATATGACACAATCTTCAGTTTGGGTGATGATACAGTGCAAGAGAT